GCGGTTGCTCGATGGCGAGATCGCCACCTTCATCGGCGCGCTGATCGTCAAGCAGCCGTTCCTGACGGCACCGCACATCCGGGGCATGGTCGAGGGCAAGTACGGGCCGCAGACCGGTCCGCTGCCCTCGGAACGGACCTTCCAGCGCTTTATCTCGGACTGGAAGGCCAGGAACGCGGTCAGCTTGCGCAAGCTGACGGACCCCGATGGCTACAAGTCGGGGTCGCGGCTCTCGGGCTCCAACTCGAATGCCCATGTGACCGGCCTCAACCAGCTTTGGGAAATCGACGCCTCGCCCGCCGACGTGCTGACCACCGACGGCCGCCACGCCATCTACGTGGTGATCGACATCTGGTCGCGGCGGATGATGACGCTGGTCACGAGGACGCCGCGCACCGAGGCGACGCTGCAGCTGATCCGCCGGGCGATCCTCGCCTGGGGCGTTCCGCGCGCCATCAAGACCGACAATGGCTCCGACTTCACCTCGCAGCGCTTCGTCGCCGCCATGAACTCGATCGGCATCGCCCACGAAACCAGCGACGCGTTCTCGCCGGAGCAGAAGGGCACGGTGGAGCGCGCCATCGGCACCCTGCAGCGCGGGTTGATGCGGGTGCTGCCGGGGTTCACCGGTCACTCGGTGGCGGACCGCAAGGTGATCGAGCAGCGCAAGGCCTTCTCGGCCAGGCTCGGCAGCAGCGACGAGCACACCTTTCAGGTCGACATCTCGGCAGCCGAGCTCCAGACCTATTGCGACGAGTGGTGCGAGACGGCCTATGGCCACCATCCGCACAAGGGCCTCGGCGGCATGACGCCATTCCTGAAAGCCCAGAGCTGGCTGGGGCGCATCGACACGATCAGCAACGAGCGCGCCCTTGATCTCTTGCTGATGCCCACCGGATGGCGGCAAGCCACCAAGCAAGGCATCCAGCTCGACAAGGCATGGTTCATCTCGCCTGACCTCATGCCCGGCACCCGGGTGTTCTGCCGGCAGGACCCCGCCGACATGGGCCGGCTGCACTGCTTCGAGAGCGAGGGTGGCGCCTATATCACCACCGCGATCTGCCCGGAGCGCGAGGGCATCGACCCACGCGTGGCGGTGAAGGCGGCGCGGCAGCGTCAGAGCGAGCTCATCGAGGAACGTACCCGCGAGGTGCGCCAGGCCGCGCGCAAGATCCGCCCTCGCGACATGGTGGACTGGCTGCGGACCGGCGCCCGGCGCAATGCCGCCTCGGTGACGGCCTTCCCGCCCCACCGCCAAGCCTATGACAGCGAGGCGCTTGCTGCGGCGGGTGAAGCGGTCGGCCAGTTGCCGGCGCTGACACCCGAGACGGTTCCGGCGATGGCGCGTGCCAACATCGTGAAAATGCCCGAGACGCCGCGGCAGCGGTTCGAGCGGGCGCTCAGGCTGGAGGCCTGTGCGGCCAACGGCGATCCGGTTTCGACCGAGGACGCGATGTGGCTCGGCTCCTACCAGAGCCATGCCGAGTACCGGTCGTTCAAGGTGATGGCCAAGGCCTTCACGCCAGCCGCCGCTGGTGGCGCGGACAAAAGTTAAGGCCCGGCAGCAGCAACTGCAGGGCCTCAGTGGGTATGCGTAACGCGTTCGTCTCAACGCTTTGTAAGCGAGGAAATTATGTCAGCAAAACACCGGACCGTCAATACGGGGGCAGAGCCGATCGCGCAGCTGGAGAATGTCCGGCTGTTCATCGAACTGCTCGAGAAGATGATGAACCGCGCGGCCCACCTGCCAGGCTTTGGCGTGTTCTGCGGCCCATCTGGACTGGGCAAGACGCAAAGCGCCGTCCATGGCGCGATGCTCTACAACGCCGCCCACATCGAATGCGGGCAGTCATGGAACGCCACGACGCTGGTCGATGAAATCCTGTTCGAGCTCACCGCGACCTACATCAAGGGCACGGTGGCCAAGAAGATGAAGATGATCGTCGAGGCGCTGGCCGCCGACACGCGGCCGCTGATCATCGACGAGGCCGACTTCCTGGTGAAACGCTCGATGATCGACCTGGTGCGCGAGATGAGCGACAAGGCCGGAGCGCCCATCATCCTCATCGGCGAGGAGCTGCTGCCGAAGAAGATGCAGCCCTTTGAACGGGCCTATAACCGCGTCCTGAAATGGCAGTACGCCCAGCCTTGCGACGTCGAGGGCGCTGCCCTGCTGGCGGGCCTCTATGTGCCGGAGCTGGAGATCGAGCCGCCGCTGCTGGCTCACCTCGTCGAGAGCACACGGGGCGTCACCCGGCTGATCTGCGACAACATCGATGCGATCCGCGAGCATGCCGTGCTGCACAGCCTGAGCCGCATCGGGCTTCGCGACTGGAACGCCACCAACACCTATAGCGGCGCCGCGCCCGTCCGGCCGCGCGCCCACGGGAGGGCAGCATGAGCGCGCTTGCCACCCCGATCGAGATCGACGACCCGCGTTTCGCGGCGGTGCGCCATGGCGACTTCGGGTACACCGCCTTCATCCGGGTGAGCGTGCCGCCGGGCCCGGAAGTGCTGTGGCCCGCCATCGTCAAGCGTGGGACTCGCGGGTTCTTCACGGCGCTCGATATCGCGCGGCCGCTCAACTGCGCGCCCCAGATCGTCGAGACCTATCTGGCGAAGCTGACGGCGGCGGGGCTCGTCGGGCGCGCCGGCGAGACCACCGAGCGCCGTAGCCTCTATGCGCTGATCATCCGCAAGACGCTGCCGCCGCGCGTCAGTGGCCGGGGCGAGACGGATTACACCTATCAGGTGACGGAGCGCATCTGGCGGGCGCTCAGGATGGGCAAGATCTTCTCCACCACATCGCTGGTGGCGGCCCTTGCCGACCCCAGATGCCCGATCGGGCGCGACCTGGTGATCCGCTATGTCTCGGAACTGGCGAGTGCGGGCTATCTCGACGAGGAGGGCGCCGACCGGCCCTGCGGCGAGAAGCGCTGGCGCATGCGCGGCCACATGAACACCGGCCCGATGCCGCCGAGAATGATGCGGGCGAAGCTGGTGTTCGACCCGAACCGGCAGGCGATCGCCGGTCTCACGGCGATGGCGGAGGAGGTGCGGCTGTGATCAGCGACAAGATGATCCGGGCCCTTGCCGATGCCCTTCATGCAAACCCTGCCGGCGGCCTGATCCACACCCGCGCCGGATGGCGGCCTCCGGCCAGTGCCGGGTCCCATCACCACGCGGCGACGGTGGAGGCACTGGTGAGCCGGGGGTACCTCTGGGCCTACGGCGGCGGACAAGGCACCGCCCGCCGGGTGTCGATCACCGCGCGGGGCGAAGAGGCCCTGATGACCGTCCTGGACGCCACGCGCAGCGCGAGGGCCGCACGATGAAGCGCGGCCCGGCAACCGGCGCCGGAGCCGGCGTGTCGATGACGAGCGCCGTGGCCGCCTGGGGCGAGGACCTGCCGGACTGGGTTGAGATGCTAGCCCGCATGGCGGACCGCAGCAGCCAGGCCGCAGTGGGCCGCGAGATCGGCTATTCGGGATCGGTCGTCAACGCGGTCCTCAAGCGCTCCTATAACGGCGCTCTGGCGAGCGTCGAAAAAACCGTGCGGGGCCGCTTCATGGCCGGGACGGTGACCTGCCCGGTGCTGGGCCAGATCCCCGCCCATTCCTGTCACAACCATCAGAAGCTGGCAGCGCGGTTCTCGGCCTCGTCGTCGCTCAGGGTGCGGCTGGCGCGGGCCTGCAAGGGACCGTGCCCGCATTCCAACATCGGCAGACACGCGCTGCCGAAGCCCGGCGCGGAAGACGCGCCATGACCAGCGACAAGATCAAGGCGCTGAAGGCCGTGTTGTCACTGGCGCAGGCATCGCGGGTGAGCCGCAACCGCGGCTTCATCCGGCTGGTCCAGCGCCAGCTGTCCGACATCCACGAGCAGGTGCTGGCGCTGGAGGCGGCGCAGCTGCCCGCCGCCCGGCGGCTGACCGCCGATGACATCACCGGCGGCAATGTGGTGCCGCTCATCATCGAAAGGCCGATGACATGAACCACAGGCTCAGCCGCATCGAGGCGATGCAGCGCGGCGCTCTGTCCCGCCACTTCGCCAAGAGCCACCTCTCCGCCGAACAGACACAGGACATCTGCCTGTTCGGCTGCACCGCGCACGACGCGCTGGCCGCCATCCGCACGGCCTGCGCGCGCGCGATAGAGCAGGGCGGGGCCATCAGCCCCGAGAGCCTGCTCGCGTTTCTTTCCGACAACCAGCTACTTCTCGAGGAGACCACACATGGCCAGAACGGCGGCGAAACTCAAGAGCAAGGGATTGAACCTTCCGGTGCCACAGACGCGTGAGCAGGCGGCGGACGCGATCTTCGAGATCGGCGCCATCGACCGCGACCTGCAGCGTCTCGACGCGGGCCTCAGGGACGCCCTGGCGGGCGTGAAACGCGGCTTCGAGGAGCAGGCACAACCGCTGCACGACCGGCGCGGCGCGTTGATCGAGGGCGTCAAGGTGTTCTGCGAGGCGCGCCGTGACGAACTCACGGGCGGCAGGACCAAGACGGCGGCCTTCACCTCGGGCGAGGTGTCGTGGCGGCTCAGGCCGCCATCGGTGAAGATCCGAGGCGGTGAGGACAACATGGTTCTGGCCATCCAGTCGCAGGCCAGGCTCGACATGAAGGCCTTCCTGCGGGTGAAGTACGAGATCAACCGCGAAGCCATGCTGGCCAACCGGGATCTGGCGCTGACATTGCCGGGCGTCACCATCTCGAGCGAGGGCGAGGACTTCGAGGTGAAGCCGTTCGATCCCGACGGGCTGGAGGGCGCATGAGCCGCCGCAAGACGGCGCGGGCGCCGCGGTTCCGCGACACGCGGTGGCGGGGCAGGCTTGCAGTGCCGGCGCACACGCATCCGCTGGTGCGGATGCTGTTTCTGCGGATGAACACCGAGATGACGACGATCACCGAGGTCGCCGAGCGCTCCGGCCTGAGGCGCGGCACGATCTCCGACTGGCGCTACAACCGCGAGCCGACGGTGTCGAACCTGGACGCGGCGCTCAACGTGATGGGCCTCAGGCTGTGCGTGAAGGAGAAGCTGACATGACCGCCGCCGTCAACCGCAACCGCCTGATCGCCCGGCTGCACGCGATGAAGCGCGAGATGGGGCTTGACGATGATCTCTACCGCGACAAGCTGGAAGGCCTGACCGGCAAGCGCTCGGCCGCCGATCTCGGCGACGATGGCCTGGAAGAGGCGGTGCGCCGGTTCCGCAACAGCTGCCCGGCCGGCGCGGCGGCCCGCCTGCCCGCCACGAAGCAGGCCCGGCTGATCCAGGCACAATGGATATCCCTGTGGAACCTCGGGCTGGTGTCGGACCCTTCGGACGCGGCGATCCTCGCCTTCATCCGGCGGCAGACGAAGCTCGACGCCGCCGTCTGGCTGAAGAGCCATGACGACGTGGTGCGGGTGGTGGAGGCGCTGAAAGACTGGCTGAGCCGCGACGGCGGAGTCGAGTGGGGGAACGAGCCGGGCGCACCGCCATTCATGCGGCTGCCGTCGTTCAAGGTGTGCGCGGCGCAGTGGCGGAAGCTCATCGCCATCGGCGCGATGGCGCATGGCCGCACCTGGACCGGCAATGACAGGCGCTGGATCGAGGGGCTGACCGCCTATGCCGGGACGGTGAACGCCGGACAGGGACCGTGCGCCGGCTGGACCAATCCGCAATGGGCCAGGGTGTCGAAGGCGCTCGGCCGCAAACTGCGCGCGGCGCTGGAGAAGAGGGAGGATGCGGTGTGAGCACGACGCTGCGAATCGCGTTAGCTTGGTGGCCTTTGGAGGCCATCCATGGTTTCGGACTTCGCGACGGCAGAAGCGCATATTGCCGAGAGCTACACCTTCGTGATGGACAGCACGGACGTGCCTATGGACTTGCGGGAAGCCTTGCTGCCCATTTGGATTTACGCACATCAGAGCGGCAACCCCAAGATCGAACCTCCGGCGCTCGCCATCCTCGGCGAGTTCAAATGGACGTGGAAGCCATTCGAAGACTGGCTGGAGACGTTCAAAAAAGCGGGCCGGTGGCCGTATATGTGGGAGAAGTTCGACATTCCGGATTTGGTGAAGCGCGACAGCCAATGGAAACTGCGGCAGGCGCGGGTGAGGCTATTGGCTCACACATTGTCGATGTCGGCCTACAAGTGCAGGGACGGCCACAAGGACCATTCTCTTCACCGGTCGCGCGGCTGGCACATTCCCTCTATCAAGTGCCCCGTAGAGGACGAGGTGGCGGCGGCGCTACTGAACAGCATCGATCTCGACGACTGGCGGACGTGGCCGCCGTTCTTTCCGGGAGACCGCAGCTCGCTCCACGTGAAGCCCCGGACGCCCCGGTAACCAACTTCTTCCCAAGCGCCGCCACCCTCTCCCCGCTTGCGGGAGAGGGGAAGGAGGCATCATGACCCGCGGCGCTGACGCATTGCCCGTGTCCGATCATGCGGTACTGCGCTATCTGCAGCGCATCTGCGGCGTCGATGTCGACACGGTGCGGCGGCACATCCATGACGAAACCCGG